TTTTTTTTTCCCATGACAGTGGTCAAACACTCGTGATCAGAGTTAAACATCCACTATTGTAGCCGAGACACGGCCTCTTTTCAGGGGCCAACTACGTATCCATCAAACAAATCTTCTGACTAGCAGCAGAATCAATACCAATGACACGCTTCTTAGGTTTGTTCGTCTTAAACGAGGAGATAGTCTTAGCCGTTTTGCCATTATTGCAGAGTGTTTGCATAACACCCACGCCAGCTTGGACAAAACAGTCATTAGCTTCCTCCATAGATATACCATAGATTTGCATCACTGCCTCGCGAGCAGTGGTATCGTACGCCACTTTGCTTGTCAAATCAATTTTTCCTCTCATGTCACTCGCACTAATGAACCGATGTGCATCTTCAACATGAGGTTTGTCTGACAAGCCGTCAGCTACCCTAATTAGTGTATCACGTATTGTTGGTAGGAATCTTAATTTGTAGGCTGCTGATAGGTATTTTCCAGCAACGTACTCATGATCAGGAACGCTACTAAGCTTCGGTCGGACATTAAGCTTAGCAAGAACCCTACCAAGTTTTGGAACTGGGATGACGTCTGTATCCGACTCATAAACGCGTGATTGCAAGAATGTGCTTTTCCGCCTATCGGGTATCTGGAATTCGTATTTCATTCCAGATGCCTCAGCAGCACTCTTGGTTGCGTATGCTACCGCTTCTGCGTTAGCAGTAGTATATGATTCGACGTCGTCCCCGTACACCAGTACGCGTAATTCATCATTATCGCTGATGACTGACATTGAAGCAAGGTTGTTGGCAGCATTGAGACACACATTATTAATGGTCACCATGCATTCGCCACTATGATTTTGTCCTTTAATCGTCCATTGTGTTCCTAATTGACGACTATAAGCAATACAACCCTCTTGTTCAATGTATTCCTTCAGCCACCACTCTGGTGCACCTAGCCTTTTAAATACACATGCGTTTAGTTTACGTACCTGAACTGGATGTGTAGCATCTTGGTTAGAATAGTCACCCTCAACAACATCTCCCTTTTGCCTTGCACGTAACTCTGCGACTTCCTTATCACCCATACCGCAAGGATAAATTATCCTTACGTTATGATAGGTGTCATTATCTTCAGACAGTCGCATGGCTAATCTTTCATTCAATATGTTAGTCACTATACCGAACTCCAAATTTGCTTCATCGGAGTACTGGTGAATAACTCTACCGTCTGATCCAGTAGGCTTAAGGGTAATCTCGCTTTTCGCAAAGACTTCGGCACGCGTATTAGCCTGCCAATAGCGGGGTTCAGACATGAGTTTGCGCATGCGGGTTTGTTTCTCAGGTGACTGTTTAGACAACCAATGTTCGACTTCATTAGGCCCAACATTGATAACAGCATTCTGTTCACCCATCATACGTAATAATTTCCTGTATCCCTCTATTGTGGCGTCACCACACTTCAACTGCGGGATAACATCGATTCGTTTACCCGCTGCGTTGAGCGTTGTGGCGGCGTCATTACGCGTCACATTCAAAGGTACGCCAGCCACTATAGGGCCCAACTGTACTGGTTTCTTGGTTTTCTCTGCCTGTACCGTGAAACCTTTCAATGTGGTCTTGACGTTCTGAAAGTCTCTGTGAAGTGCATACTCTGCGAACCCACAATTGGGTGCGAAGAGCACGTCTGCATCGAGAAGCTTGAGCGCTTTGTTGAGAGTTTTATGTATCATAATACACTAT